ATCAAAATGTAGAGGTGTAACTCCTGCAAGAGACAACACTAGACCTGGTGATTCTCAAAGTTTGTGGGATGATATGAAAGATGACTACAAAAAAGAGAACCCAGATCTTGAATTAATGAATGATAAGATCATAGGACCTAGTAAAAGCAAATTGAAAATACCACCAAAAGACTATATACTGCTTCCACCAAAAGATGACTAAACCTTTAAACATATCAGAATCAGCTGCCGTGCAGATGCCGATGAAGACCGTAGCCTCGCTAATCATACTGGTCGCAATGGGCGTCCTCGGATATACAGAGTTGACTTCAAGATTAGTATCGTTAGAGACTTCACGTGAATTATTTACAAATGATTTACTTAAAAAATCTGAGCAAGTCCCTGTGGATCAGGAGCAACATTTTTTATTGGAAGATTTGTATAAATCTGTAGAGAAAATGGAACAAACTCAAGAAATGAATATGACCAACAAAGTTAACATAGAGTTTTTAAGAGATCAATTAGAAAAAGCGTTAGATGATATTGAACATTTAAAAGATAAGGTGAGAGCCAATGGAACGAGTCACTAAAAAAATTATAAAATATCTAGAAGATATAAAAAAACAAACTAAACAATTAAATTTTATTAAATTAAGAAAAGAAGTAGAAATAGGTAAAAATGGTACACAGGGTTATATGATTACTAAAGGTAAAAATAGAGGTAAAATTTTATGACAGAGTTGGTGGTAGCTTTACTTATGATTGTTAACGGAGAAATTCAAGAAGCACGTATCCAGCCTTCAATGGGAAAATGTTTGGAAGGGAAAAGAAAAGCGGGCGGCACAAAAGCTGTTGGTGGAAATGTCAGATATCAATGCATAAAATCTATGGCAGAATTAGAAGAAAATATTGATGGATCTTTGTCTATAAAAAAGCTAATATTAAAGTAATGAAAATACAGGCAGAAGTAGTTAATGGTAAATGTCCAACATGTGATGAGTTTACAATGTTAGTTGGTCTTAGTCCTGAATTATATAGATGTATGAATTGTGGTGCAGATTTACAACAACATATAAATGGTAAAATAACTTATTTACCTACCCTAACTTCACCTAAAGATGGTGGTGTACCTTTTGTTAAGGAGTGGCTTGAATGAAAAAAGCCAAAGGTTTATACGCAAAAGTAGCACACGAACCTATATTTCATAAAACAAGCATAGGTAGAAATCCTAGTAAGTGCAAAATGAATAAAGATAAACGAAGAAGTTTTAAAAAATATCGTGGCCAGGGTTGACATAGGTCCCTAGATATCCTATATTTACAGTATGAAAGAAAAACAAGTAACAATAACAAGTGGTGATATTACTCAGAAACAATGGTCTAATCTTATATTAGAACTTAATCTGATTAAAAAAGCTTGGTCTAAGTATGCAACGTTAAACATAAAAGCACCAGGTATCAAAAAAATAATTGCACATGGCACAAGAAATAACTTTAAAGAAGATTGATAACGTAGCTAAGCTTTGGGAAAAAACTAAGAACCCTAAGTATAAAGCAGAATGGTATAAATTAATAAAGGAGTGGGCAAATGGAGCTGATTATTTTAAACGACGGAATGTTTCAATTAATTCCGTTGTCAAAGCAGATGATGGAACATGTGTCTTTATTGGCAAAAGTAGATTGCTTTGAGTTGTGTGATATTTTAAGATTAAAACTAACAACTTATTTAGATGCACCTTTTAATCAACATGTAATGAAGGATGGTAGTGGTGATTTTTACGGCTGTATTTGTAAGTAGTCTTTTATTTCTACCAGCTGTTTTAATGCTGTGGAAATGGAATAATGAAACACCTATCCTAAAGAGGGAAAAATAAGGATAGGTTATTGTGGTGAGATTTCTTAGAATATATTATTTTTATGTTTGCGTCAATGGTCCGCAAGTAAATTTAACATACATATCAAATTGATTAACTTCAGCTCTACCAATTTCTAACATTTTTGCTGTTGATTGTTCATAGCCTGCAAGCATACACTCATACATATCTGGGAATTTTGTTGGCCATTCGTAAGGGTCCATACATTCTCCAGCTACACCAGAACATAATATTAACATTAAAACTATTTTCATACTTGACAAAGCTCCTTAATATCCTATATAGTCATCATAAATAAATGAAAGGAAAGTCTAATGACTGACATAACTAAATATAGAAATGTTTCTTTAACACATGAAACATACAAGACATTGATAAGTTTGTCGAAGGTATTATTGCCCGATGCACAATTGTCAATAAGTAAGACCATTGAATCAATTGCAAATGAGAAAGCGAAGAAATTAAATGGAAAAGTCAAAAAAGTATAAACAACATGCAATGATATGTCCTGACTGTAAAGGTAATGGATATATTAGAGCGTTTATCGAAGAAGGAAGAGAATCACTTACGATGCAATGTCAAACGTGTGATTCGGAAGGGGAAATATATGTGGATGAGTCCGAGATTATTGAGTCTTATATTGATGCTGATATTGTTACAGATGATGATCACAAGCTGCACTAGAGACATAGATTTTAATCCTTCAACAACAGTAATAAAACAACTAATGAAAGCAACAAAAGGAAAATAATATGAAAGTACGAACTGGTAAAATGGGTATGAACCCAATAAGAATGGCTGAGCTATTAGAGAATCAATCTGAGGAATTACCATCAGATCAAATATATAGGGAGTTAATTGTAAATGCTTTTGAAGCATGTGCTAAGGCTAAAAAATTAAATCCTAATTATAAAAGTGAAATAAAAATTGAGCCTAAAGACGAGACTCCTAATAAGTTTACTATTACCGACAATGGTATTGGTATGTCTAAAAATAACATGGTGTCACTACTAAAAACTTTTGGTGAAACGGAAGAGCAATCTGAAAATGGCAACATGGGCCACGGAACTAAGGTTGCTGCTATGTGCACTAATCCTAAAGGAGTTGTTTACGAAAGTTATCGTAAAGGTGAAGACTATGGAAGTGCTGTTGTTATGCACAAGGGAGAAGAAGGGTATTACGGTCCAATAGAAGTAGGCTCTAATCGAGAAGAAAGATGTGACTTAGATCTTAATAAACAACCTAAAATCATAGCTAAGTATGGCCATGGAACTGCTGTTACTTTACTAGGTAAAAGTAATGACGATGACACTATCTTACCACCGAAAGATTTTGAAAAGAAAAGTTTACTAGGTTCTGGTAGAAGTGGTGAAAGGTTTTTATTATCTTTTGCTAACACTAAATTCTTTACCATACCTGTTGATAAATTTAATATCAATTGGAAGAAGGGTGTAAGAGGAGCAAGTGTTGATGTCAAAGGTCATAAACATTATCTAGATCAAAATGCTGAAGCTAGTGGAACTCTTGATTTAAAAAATGCTAAGCTACATTGGTGGATACGTAAAGAAGATTTTAATCCACATAAATCTTCACATCACACTACTGCCGGTCAGCTGAGTTATCTAAATAACAATGAGATTATGAGTATTGCTTATAATTGTACTGGAAGAAAAAACCCTTTGCGAAATTGGGGTTTACCTTTTTCAGACACAAGAGTTATTTTAATCATTGAACCTATTAATTTTCAAATGACTTCTATGACTAGAAGTAGTCTAAGATGTATGAAGACAGGTTTAGATTATAAAAAGTTTGAAGAGAGTTGGAAGGAAGAGTTTATTGCTAAGATGCCTCAACCTATCATAGATCTTGAAACTAAACTTGAAAAAGAAAAGGTCAAGGAAGAAGTAGATTTATCTTTGTTAGGTAAACAAATTGCCAAAGACTTAAAAGATACATTTGCCTTTCCAAGTAACAAAGGTAGAGAAACTGTTGGTTATGAAAACGTAACTTTACGAGGTGGTGGCTATCCTAACAAGGATCATGATACGAATGTTTCTGACACACCGTCCAATGGTAATGTACCAGGGACCGGGTTTGGAGATAGTTTAATCAACGCTGCTTTAAAGAACACAGTGTCGACAAGAAAAGCTGAGAAGTCTTATCTTAACATTATGCCTAAGATACAACATGTAAAAGAAGATGCATCGATTCGTATACAGTATGATGATAAAGAAAACATAATTCGTTTCAATACAGAAATGGATTTAATTTTAGAATACTTAACAGCTTCTAAGATACGTACTCCTCAAATGGAAACCGCTAAAAAAATATTATGTAATCTTATGACTACAGAAATAGGTATAGTTGTTTCTTACTTTAAAGGTAGACCTTTTAAAGAATACTCAGAAGACGAAAGAAACTCTGTGTTAAAAGAGGAAAACTTAGTCACACTATTGCTTAATAAACCTAGGTTTATCAACTCTTTGAAAAAAGCACTACAAATGACGTATAAAAAAAGTATACAATTAAAAGAAAAACAAGAAGAGTTTTTATATGAATAGTAACTATCATTTAGATTTGGCTTACATAGCGGGTCTGTTTGATGGTGAAGGTTGTATAACTTATAAGAAGTATAAAGAGAAGAAACGAAACGGTATATATAAATGTTGGCGTATTAGTATGGAGATTGCTATGACGGATCAAAACGTCATAGAACTCGTACATGAATCGTTAATGGTTGGCACCGTTAGACCTAAAAAGGTACCTAAAGGTATGAAACCACAATGGCGTTGGCGTTGTACTTTTAGAGATTGTCTTGCTGTTTGTAAAAAGTTATGGCCTCATGTTGTAGTTAAGTTACATGATGTAGAAAAAGTAATTGATCACTATCAACCTAACATACAGTCCTTAGACGATAACATAGTTGATTTTGAAATAGAAAAGGAAAAAAGAAATGTTTGATAAAATAATATATAATAGTCTTCATTTTATAATGAGACACGCAGGTACATTGAATGCATGGGCCTGGAGAAAACATGCTAAGATTTTAAGGCGTGAACAAAAAATTGCCATGGATAAATTAGAAAGAGATCAAGAGAATGAAGCTTATTTAGAAGAGTTGAAGAAAAAATTATGATGACGGATAAGGATATAAAAGAGTATAATAAGTTAATTAAAAGTTTAGAGAAAAAAAATAAATTTGAGAAAGAACAACAGGAGCTTGATGAGAGTTACAAGCAATCTAAGTTAAATAAAAAGGAACGAAATGATAAAGAAAAGTAATAAATACAACTATATACGTGGTAAACAGCTCACGGACCCCGGATCAGGGACCAGGGTTTATGACATAGATAATTCTAGACTTCCTAGTGTGACTACGATATTAGGCGCTACAAAAAATAAACAATTTTTAAAAGATTGGATAGCTAAAAAAGGTGAAGAAGAAGCAGAACGAATCAAGAATCATTCTAGCAACAGGGGTACCTGTATGCACAAATTCCTCGAACACTATGTACTTGGAACTGGCTGCGTTGATCTTACAGCAATCGGACAAGAGGCGCGTCCCATGGCCGACAAAATTATTGAGATTGGTCTTGCGCCAGTGGAAGAATATTATGGCTCAGAAGTCATGTTACACTACCCGGGTTTATACGCGGGCTCAACAGATTTGGTTTGCCTGCATAATGGTAAAGAAACTATTGTTGACTTCAAACAAAGTAATCGTCCGAAGAGAGAAGAATGGATCGAAGACTATTACTTACAGATTGCCATGTACGCAATGGCCCACGACTACGTCTACGGTAGCAAGATTGAGCAAGGAGTTATCATGGTCTGCACGCCTGATTTATATTATCAAGAATTCAAAACAGAAGGTGCAAATCTCAGAGCCTGGAAACACAAGGCATTAAAACGAATTGACATGTACAATGAGTTAAAACATGATGAGAAAGAAAGGGTAATCAAACAAACTGATTTACCTGGATTATTAAAAGAAATGACAAAGGAGAAAAAATGAACGATATGTTGTTTAGAACGCTTCTAAAGAGATACGAATCAGATATAGAGGATTCATTATATAAAATTAAAGCTTTTAATGAAAACAATATAATAATACCAGAACACATAGATATAACAGGCGAGATTGACAAACTATTACTAATTATTTCTGAGGCTGAAGATAAGTTGGCAATAATGAGGAAATATTATGGCAAAAAAGAGGCAAATAAGTCTGTATTGTGATAATTATGCCACAATTGTGGTAAATATATCACGCCGATATGACAGTGTATATGTATGGTAAAAAAAATAAAAAAAAAAATAAAAACTACTATAGAAATAATGTCATTCTGTCACTTTGAGCTATTAGTGTTGGTATACAACAATAATGTGTGCCAAAATGTTGTTTTAAAAAGTGTCAGGTGACAGATTATTTTGTCACTTCACACAATATTACAGTTTGCCTATGCGCGCGCGATACAAAATTCTGGTAAAACTGATTTTTTTTAGATACATATACAAATATGAAATCCAAGAAAAAATCCAGACGAATTAATAGTTACACTAAACCTAAGACTGTAAAAGAGTCAGTAGTATTTCCATACAAGCGTGTACGTATAGATTGGATTGATATCATCACTGAAGGCGGCTGGGGTTCTGAGGTAGAGTTTAAGAATATGAAACTAGCTACACCTGTAAGTGAGGGTTGGTTATTTAGTAAAGATGATGAGACTGTAAGAATCTTTGCTGGTTACGATGTAGAAGCAGACGGCTCTATTCACTTTTCGGAGCGGTCGGTGTTCCCAACTTCTTGTGTGAAGAAGATAACTCGGATTCATTAACATCCTGTGCTTCACCTTCAACAACCTTCATGTCTAAAAGAGGTGCATAATCATCTAAGATTTGTTTCATTTTTGCTTCTAATTGTTCTTCTGTCATTTCTTCTAGTTTCCCAGTTTTTATTATTTTTCTGTCTATGTATAGTCCTGCTGCCTTGCCTCGAGATACTTCAGCGTTTACAGCAGAAGAGAAACTACCTTTCTTCAAAGCTGCCTGTTTGATTCTATCTAACTCAGCTATATGTTTTGAATAACTAACTTCATGTTTTTGTAATCGTTCGTCTTGTAGTTTACCGATGTATTGTACTACCAGTGGTGACAGTCTTGGGTTGGTTAACTCACTACCTTCAACACGTGATCTTTTTGGTGAATAGCCTGCTAGCTCTGCTGCTTCTGATTTAGATAATGGCCCATCTGGTCCACCAAATATCAAATACTCAGCAAATCTTTTTTGCATTTCTGTCAATCTTTTAGGAACTCCCATATTGACTTTTTAAGGTAATCGTCCTATAAAGTCAAGGTATGAAAGATAAGCGTACATATACTAAATTGAAAGAACATGGAGAAGATATGACACATGAAAATGAAAGTAAGGTAGATCCAAAAGAAGATAGAGGTTCATTAGATCTAACTTTTATAATAGAGCAACACAAGAAAGAACTTTGGAAATACAAACAAAAAGAATCCGAATGGATTAATACAGAAAATTTAGCAAACGGTTATAAAAAAGTTATTGAAGACCTAAGTGCTAAACTTGTTGATCAAGTTAGAATAATTGCAGAATTAGAACAAGAAATTAAAAGACTTGTTGCGGAGAACAAAAAATGAGAGTAAGAGATTTACAAGAATTCCTTTCTACTTTTACCGCTAGTAATAAGGCAGGCACAAGACAAGGCAACGCTGTTAGTGATGCTGTTATCTATGTAGAAATAAAAGGACAACTACACGAAATTAAAAAAATGGAAGTACACGAGAACAGTCAAACTATATTAGGAGCAGTTGGTAATCACCAATCTCACCGTCTTGTAATGAAAACAGCTGAGGCATCTAGTATAATTTTACCGGATAAATTGCGTACTTCAGGCATGTAATGCATGAGGTAATTACCTCGATAACGACATGGGTCCAGAGGCAAAATTTTATCAACAAATCAAAAGAAATCTTAAAGAGTTTTCTTTCATTCGAATTGAAAACAGTAGCTTACTTGGGACTCCTGATCTATTGGTCTATAATACTTCTGGGCACTTTTGCACTGTAGAGTTAAAGGTAACGAAAAGTAAAAAACTTAGATTCTCACCCCATCAAATTGCCTTCCATTCTCGTCATCCTGACAATACATTTATCATAGCAAAGACCCTCGGTCCTTTGCCCTCTAATACTTCTCCAATATCCATGTACCATGGTTCTAGGATCAGGGAGCTTGCAGCTTGTGGCTTGGCGCTTGAAGCCGATGCTTGCGGCTTAGATGCTTGTGGCTTGCTGCTCAACCAGGTTGGTTCGGAAGCTTGATGCTTGGTGCTTGAAGCTTGTAGCTTGAGGCCCGGACCAGGATGCACGCTGCACTCGCGCCGTCGCGCTCGCTCCGCTAATGACCTGATCCG